ACTGCCATCGCGTCAGATTACGCCGGTATGCACCTGGTGCATGCGTGGCTGGTATCGCACCGGCACCGGGTGTGATTACGCTGGCAACAGGTACTTTGCGAAAGATGGCACGCCCACGAATGACCCGTCTAAAGATGTTTGTGGCGGCCGCCTGGCTGACTGTAAGGCCCGGTTTGGTGAAGACCAGCCGCTGCCATTCGGCGGGTTCCCGGCTGCAAACCTTCAGGGCAAATAACCATGCGTAAAAAAATTCTTGAGGCGATACGTGAACACGTCGCTGCCGAATACCCGAAAGAGGCTTGCGGTCTGGTCATTCAGTCTGGCCGGACCCAGACCTACGTCCCCTGCAGGAATATCGCTGAAACGCCCACAGAGCATTTCACGCTGTCGCCGGAGGATAAGCGGGTAGCGGAAAAGCAGGGTGACATTCTGATGGTCATCCATTCGCACCCCGACGTGCCGCAGCTTATCCCGTCAGAGCATGACCGGGTTCAGTGCGACTTTTCAGGCGTGGAGTGGGGGATCATGTCCTGGCCCGATGGTGACTTCTGCACCATCAGCCCGCGCACCGATCGCGACTACACAGGTCGCCCCTGGCTTATTGGCGGTAATGACTGCTGGACGCTCATCATGGACTACTACCAGCGTGAGCACGGCATTACTCTGAAAAACTGGTCTGTTGATTATGAGTGGTGGGTGGAGGGCAAGGAAAATCTGTATGACGACAACTGGCAGGCTGAGGGGTTTGTTGAGATTGAACCAGCGGAAATGCGTGAAGGTGACATGATCATGATGCGCATCAGCGCCCCGGTAACGAACCACGCCGCAATCTATCTGGGCAACAATATAATTCTTCATCACAACGCCGGGAGCCTGTCTACGCGGGTGCCTTATGGCGAATACTGGCGTAACCGTACCGTGCGCATCGTGCGCCGAAAGGAGTTGATGGATGCTTAAAACCATGCGACTTAAAGGCCGGATGGCAAAAATGTTTGGTCAGGTTCACCAGTTTCACGTCACTGATTTGCGAGAGCTGCTGCGTGCGATGTGTTCCCAGGTGCCGGGATTCAAAAAGTATGTATCGAATGCGCATCTTAACGGGGTTCACTTTGCCTTTTTCAGCGGCAAAGACAACATCGGCTTGCAGGAATTCGATATGTCTTTAGCCGCGACTGAGTTTGAAATGGAGCCGGTTCTGGAGGGTTCGAAGCGGGGCGGCACGCTGCAGATCATCATCGGAGCCGTTGCGATTGTGGCCGCGTTCTTCACTGCTGGTGCGTCACTGGCTGCATACGGTGCTGCTATCGGTACCACGACCGCAGTTGGCCTGGCTACTACAGCACTGACCAGTATCGGTATCAGCATGCTGCTGGGCGGTGTCGTACAGATGCTGACACCCCAACCCAAGCTCAACGTGGGTGCGTCATCCAGCACGGACAATAAGCCGAACTATGCGTTCGGTGCGCCAGTGAATACCGTTGCCATGGGGTATCCGGTTCCGGTTCTTTACGGGACGCGTGAAATTGGCGGTGCGATCATCAGTGCAGGCAGCTTTACTAGTGATCAACAGTGAAACCAATACTGAAAGGCCGAATCAACGGCCTTATAAATGATGTTTCATAAACATGATTTATGTTTTAAATATACGGTGTTATCCCATTGCAACTTTGATGATTTTTGCCATCCTGGCGATTTCAACATCACAGGATTTTTTGTTATTAAAAAGGTAAGCTTTATCAAGTTTTGCAAGAATATCATTCTTTTTGGCTGGGTCGCCATCTGCAATAGCTGCTGCTAGTGCACCAACAACTGCGAGGATGGCATAGGCTGATTCTTCAGGGTTAAATGGAACATCTGTATTGACGACTTCAAAATTGTACTCACTCATTCGCTGTTCCTTTTCAAAGAGTAAATCAGCCATCCTCTGAGGTTTTGGGCAGCAAAGCCTAAGCATTGCCGGGCTGAATACTAAACATATCCTTAACTGTCTGTCAGCGATATCCTGATATTCGATCAGTAATTCTCAGGCCACCTTCGGGTGGCTTTATTTATGGGTGAAAAATGCGACTTCTCAAAGGTGCTGTGATTCAGGGCAGTAAGGGTGGCGGCGGGGGCAGCGCTCATACTCCGGTTGAACAGCCAGACGATCTGCTGTCTATCGCAAAATTAAAAATGCTGCTGGCTATCTCAGAGGGTGAGATTCAGGGGGATTTAACCGCTCAGCAGATTTACCTGAACGATACCCAACTAGCGAACGAAGACGGCACCTACAACTTCACCGGCGTAGTGTGGGACTGGCGTAAGGGTACGCAGGACCAGACCTATATTCAGGGTATGCCTGAAGTCGATAATGAGCTTTCTGTTGGTGTTACAGTAACTCAGGCTATTGCCTGGACCCGCCAGTTTACCAATCTCACGCTGGATGCCGTTCGCATTAAGCTGAGTCTGCCGGTGCAGTATCAGTACAAAGACAACGGCGACATGGTTGGCACCGTGACGCAGTATGCCATTGATCTCTCAACTGACGGCGGTACATGGGTCACGGTGGTGGACGGGAGGTTTGACGGTAAAACCACGTCTGAATATCAGCGCGATCATCGCATCGACTTACCTAAAGCTACTTCCGGCTGGTCAGTTCGGGTGCGTCGCATTACCGCTGATTCCTCATCCTCAAAGCTGATTAACGCTTTCAAAGTTTTTTCGTTCGCAGAGGTCATCGACAGCAAACTGCGCTACCCCAATACTGCGCTGCTGTATATCGAAGTTGATGCCAGTCAGTTCAGCGGTCAGGCACCAAAGGTGACGTGCAAGCCAAAAGGGCGGCTGGTTCGCGTGCCGACAACCTATGACCCTGTTTCACGCACTTATGCCGGAACATGGCAGGGTGATTTCAAATACGCCTATACAGATAACCCGGCATGGATTTTTTATGACCTGGTGCTGGATAAAATCTTCGGTATGGGGACGCGTGTCGATGCAACCATGATCGACAAGTGGGAGCTTTACCGTATTTCGCAGTACTGCGATCAGATGGTGCCTGACGGCGCTGGCGGCACGGAGCCGCGCTTTACCTGTAACGTCTTCATCCAGAACCAGCAGGATGCTTATACGGTTCTGAAAGACATTGCGGCGATATTCCGTGGTATCACGTTCTGGGGCAACAGCCAGATTTTCGTCAATGCCGACGTGCCGCAGGTTGACTCTGACGGCAACGTTGATGTTGATTTTGTTTACCACGCCGCGAACGTCATTGATGGTCTGTTCACCTATGCGGGGGGCAGCTATAAAAATCGGTATTCATCGTGCCAGGTAAGCTGGTCGGATCCGATTAATCACTACTCCGACACTGTAGAGGGTGTTTACGATTCTGATCTGGTGCAGCGATATGATGTGCGAGAGATGAGCCTCACGGCCATCGGCTGCACGTCACAGAGTGAGGCGCATCGGCGCGGGCGCTGGGCTATTCTCTCCAATGCCAAAGATGGCACCGTTTCATTTGGCGTCGGCCTGGATGGTTATATTCCGATCCCCGCTGAAATCATCGGTGTGGCTGACCCATTCAGGTCGGGCAAGCAGAATGGCGGCCGCATCAGTTCTGTCAACGGGCTGCGCGTTACTCTTGACCGTCCTGTTGATTACGCAGCCGGTGATCGGCTGGTAGTGAACCTGCCAGATGGTACCGCGCAGACCCGAACGATTGGCAGTATCAGCGCGGATAAGAAAACGGTCAGCGTTAACACCTCCTTCCGTATCACGCCGGTGGCGGGTGCGGTATGGGCTATCGACAGCAATAATCTGGCAATTCAGTATTTCCGTGTGACCTCAGTAGCCGGGAACGATGACGGTACGTTTACCATCACCGGCGTGCAGCACGATCCGAATAAGTACCGCTACATTGACGATGGCGTGCGCATTGAGCCAGCTCCAATCACCGTCACGCCCATCAGTGTGCTGAAAGCACCGACCAACATCACAATCAGCGAAGTCAGCTTTATCGAACAGGGACTCTCTGTTGCCTCAATGCAGGTGACATGGGACAGGGTTCAGGGGGCAATCAGCTATGTGGCACAGTGGCGCAAGGACAAGGGCGACTGGGTAAACGTCAGCCAGACCAGCGCACAGGGTTTCAGCATTCAGGGTATCTATACCGGCGTTTATGATGTGCGGGTGCGCGGCGTTAACGCGGCGGAGGTTTCTTCCCCGTGGGGTTATGCCGATTCAACCTCTCTCAGTGGCAAAGCAGGTAAGCCAGGCACGCCCGTTAACCTGAAAGCAACGGATAACGTGGTGTGGGCGATTGATGTGACGTGGGCCTTTCCGGATGGATCAGGCGATACCTCATATACAGAAATTCAGGTGGCCACTACGCCGGACGGACAGAATCCACAGTTTCTTGCCTATGTTCCTTATCCCGGCGTCAGCTATCAGCATGGCCCTATGCCCGCTGGCGTTCGTCGCTGGTATCGCGCCCGGCTGGTGGACCGTATCGGCAATACAGGCGACTGGACTGCCTTTGTTGCAGGTGCCAGTAACACGAATGCTGATGATCTTATCGGAAGCGTGTTTGAAGATTATCTTCAGTCCGAAGACGGGAAAGCCTTACTAGAGCCGCTCATTACTGACCCGCAGGCTCTGGCTGAAACCATTCTGGCTAACTATGACGATGTGGAACAGCAGTGGGCTAACTATGGAGATAACCGCGCCGGCATTATTGAAGCTAAGAAGGTTGCTGCAGATGCGGAGAGCTCAGTAGCACAGCTTGAAACTGATGTTGTCGCCAGCTTCCAGTCAGCGAATGCAGCCATCAGTGCTAATCAGGCAGCCATTCAGGAGAAGATGACGGCTTATACGGATGCCAACGGCGGTTCTGCCATCTATACCCTGAAGGCAGGCGTTAAGTATGGAGGCACCAACTACGATGCAGGCATGTCTGTTGCAGTCACTATTAATGGCTCTCAGGTAACCACCCGCTTTGCGGTTAATGCCAATCAATTTGTTGTAGCAAGCGGCAGCGGCAATAACGTTTATTCGCCGTTCATCATTAAAGATGGTCAGGTACTCATTAGCCAGGCATTCATTGGTGAAGGATGGATTACTAATGCCATGATAGGTAATTACATCCAGTCGAATAATTATATTGCTGGCTCAGTCGGTTGGCGATTGGATAAGTCTGGCACTTTCGAACGCAATGCAGCGAATGGCTCTGGCAGAGTTGTAGATACTGGCACATTGCGCCAGGTATACGACTCGAATGGCACATTACGTATTAGAGACGGGCTTTGGTAAGGGGGTTAAATGGCTGGTGGGCTTCAATGCTGGGATGCAACCGGGAAGCTAATCGTCGATATCGGCGATTACAACACACGGTACCTCGGAAGAACGACAATTACGATGGCAGCAAATACCAACCTCGTCGCTGGTTCATTTGCAGGTCTGACAGCATCAGGTTCTTTTGTTGTTGTCGTCTCAGCTTCTAGTAGCTCGTATTTTACGCCATCTAATTTTGCAGCTCGTTCATACGACGGAGGCTTTCGTGTATTCAAGTTATCGAGTTACACGGCTGCTGTCACTCTCACTTTAGATATGTATGCATTTTTATGAGTGGATATCAGGTATGGAACTCGGCGGGTGCCCTTGTAATCGATTCTGATTTTAAGGGGACCTATTACCGGGATATGGTTAATTACGCAGGCATCACAGATATCGGTTACTACAACATCTCATGCCAACTGGGGAACTCAACTGACATGGGGCACGTGAGCGCCAGCGTTCCTCTTGATGATAACCTGCGATGGTTTAAACCAAATAATAACGCGAAAATGTTTTTCACCGGCCCAGACTGGATGACTGCCAATGCTGGTTCAATGGCGCGGACACGTAGCGACATGCCCGTGGAAAGCGGCTACAGGGATGTCTTTAATTCAGCGGGGCAACTTGTCTGGTCTGCTGTTATGGCGGCAAAAATACCTCGTATATTGGGATTCTTCGACGTGCCGGCTAACTTTGACTTAGATAACGCTGTTTACTCACAGTATATAGGTACCAATACGTGGTTTCTTATTAGCTCAGTGCCTGGAGGGAATATCTCCGATGATGGTGCCGCAACGGGATACTCTGGACCTTTCTTCAAATTTTCTAACGGGACTTTGCAGTGTCAGTGGGTAAACCAGCTTCAGCAGACCTGGGCTAGTACGCTGAAGCCATACGGAATGCGCATCCCATACGGAATACTTTCAAATCTAAGTTAAAAGTATTGATCTGCACGATCATTTTTCCGACTTGATATTACTTCAATATAGCGTTGATATGCTTTCGATTATGGAGGCACTTATGCGAAATTTTCTGACTGCTTTACTCTTTGTTTTTTCAATGGTCGTACATGCAGGCCATAACATTACTTATCCTGAAAGGGCCGAAATGCTTCGGATCGGTGGTGAGGTTAATGTGGTCTATGACATATCCCCTGAGGGCAAAACGGACAACATCAGAGTCATAAGCGTTAACCCCAAATATGTTTTTGACCGCGAAGTTAAAAAACAAATAGCAACATGGAAATACCCAAAAAACTCCCCACAAAAAAACGTTGCTTTGAGAGTCATTTTTAAAGCGGATTAACGAAATCCCAAACACGATAACCCGGCCACCGCGCCGGGTTTTTTATTACCCGGAGAAAACTATGTCAGCAGGCACTATCGCTTTAACAAATGGCGCAACCACTGTTACCGGTACAGGAACCAGCTTTACTACGGAACTTAAAGTAGGTGATTTTGTTTACGTGACGGTTGGCGGCGCACCTTATACGCTGGTAGTTGCTGCAGTTACTTCTAACACTCAGCTTACTTTGGCTGTCGCATTCGATGGGCCAACTACATCCGGGCTTGCCTGGTATTCCGTCCCCGCTTCACTACAGGTCGCGATAACTCAAAAAATTCTCAATGATTTCGCCAGCGTAGCGCGTGGACGCATTCTTGATTTTCAGAACTGGCAGAAGATTTACAGTGATGCGCAGTCAGTCACAGTTACCAGACCCGACCGTACGACCTTTACAGGTCCGAGCTGGGGATACATGGCTAACCAGTACGCCGGCAAGATGGACAAGAGCCAAAATCTTAATGATGTCGCCAATAAAACAACCGCACTGAATAACCTCGGCGCTTTACCACTATCGGGAGGAACCTTAACCGGAGGCCTGACTGGTACCACTATCGTTGCGAAGAGGGGCGTGTCGTCAACATCTAACGGCGTAGATATGGGGCAGCAAGGCACGCATCTTGTCTGGAATGAGGATGGCTCGACGGGCAAGGGCTCTATTGTAGTTAATAGAGGAAGCGGAACAGGCGGATTCAATATTCGCATTGTGAACGCGTCGAATACTGTTGAAAATGCGAACTTCCAGTTCACAGTTGATGGCTTGATGTACGCCCCTAATGGTGCATTCTCAGTTGGTGGTAGGGTTAGGGCTTTTTCTGCAGTAAACAGCACTTATCTGGAAGTTAAAGTTGATGGAGCTGCAAAAGGTATTAATTTTTTTGATTCTGACAAAACATTAAAGGAAGACATCAAAGATGCAGATGAGTCCATGGCATTGGACATCATCCGCAAGATTCGCCCGGTGGCATATAAATTCAAAGATATAAACTTCACCTACCAATCTCCTGATCCAGTCTCGGGCGAGATGTTCAACGCAGAGGGTAAGCAGGCCGGTTCTTCACATAAATATGGAGTGATTGCTCAGGAATTTGAAGAGCTTCTCCCTGAAGGGGTAATTACAAACTCGGACGGTAAGAAATCCCTGGACCCACTGGAACAGATTGGTCTTCTCCTGACCGTTTGCCATGCGCAGCAGAAAATCATCGACAGCCAGTCGGAGATTATCAAAGCTATGGGTATCAGACTCAAAGACCTTGACGGTCTCGATGGATAAAAAAGCCCCGGCGACGGGGCAGCTACAGACCGCGCCAGTCTAAGCGGGCTGCGGGGCTGCTGATTTGAGATTAGTCATTCCCCACCTCAATCGCCAACTAAAAACCCTTTCACCTCAAAGCCTTTACAAATCTGTGAGCCGCTCCGCCTTGATCAAAAGTACAGATCGACATTACTGTTTATCCATACAGTATTTATCAGAGGAGGATTCATCATGGCGAGAGAGAGTGACATACACGCGGCGTTCACTGGAGCGATAACGAAGGACGGCCGAGGGCGTCAGATTGTCACCACTGCGGCATTCCAGAAGCGGCTGGATGACGTTAATCACGTGTGGACGCTGCAGGAGTGCAACCGATGGATTAGGCGTTACCAGAACTTCTTCTTCGAGCTGGTCACCGAGGAAAGCGAGAATAAG